CTAATACGTCTTATAGTGATGTTTCGACAGGATCGAATGATACATATTCGGATGTTGCAACTGGATCAAATACAAGTTATAGTGACGCTGCATAGGAGATAATTTATGGCATCTACATTTACACCTCTAGGTGTTGAACTTCAGGCAACTGGTGAAAACGCCGGTACATGGGGAACAAAAACAAATACTAATTTACAAATTATTGAACAAATTTCTGGTGGTTTTACACAACAAGCAGTATCCGATTCAGGAGATACTGATTTATCTGTTTCAGACGGATCAACTGGTGCAACTCTTTCTCATAGAATGATTGAGTTTACAGGAACTTTAAGTGCAGGAAGAAATGTTACAATACCAATTGATGTTCAAACTTTTTATTTTTTAAAAAATTCTACAAGCGGTTCACAAACTGTAACTTTTAAATATGTTTCAGGATCTGGTAGTAGTGTAGCTGTAGCTAGTGGGGCAACTAAAATTGTATTCGCTTCCGCAAACGATGGCACAAATCCAGACATTATTGATTTAGGTTTTGGAACAGGTGATGTAACACTTACAGGGACAGAAACTCTAACAAATAAAACTTTAACATCACCTAAAATTGGAACATCTATTTTAGATACTAATGGAAACGAATTAGCTTTATTGACAGCTACGAGTTCAGCTGTTAACGAATTTACAATTGCAAATGCAGCAACAGGTGGTGGACCAACTCTTTCATCAACAGGTGGTGATTCAAATATTGATATTAATATAACTCCAAAAGGGACTGGAGATGTTGTTCTTGCTGGTGATACAGTAAAAGTTGGAGATTCTGGAGCAGCTGCTACCCTAACATCAAATGGCGCAGGAGCTTTAACTGTAACCACTGGTGGTGCTGCAGATTTAGTTTTAAACACAAATAGTGGAACTGATTCAGGAACAATAACTATTACGGATGCAGCTAACGGAGATATAACTTTAGCCCCTAATGGAACTGGAGTTGTCAAAGCAGTGGACGCTGGAGATGCTACTGGTGCAGTTAAAATTGCAGGTAAAGAAACTATTTGGGTTCCTGCAGTTGCTATGTATCCAAATACTACAAGTGGTTGTGCAGACTTAGCACAAACAGAATTGTCAAATGGACCAGAACTTAAAACATTAGATTTTGATAAAGATTCAGATGAATTTGCGCAATTTGCTGTCGCATTCCCTAAATCATGGAATGAGGGCACAGTAACTTTTCAAGCATTTTTTACAGCAAATTCAACAGATACTGGAACTACATCATGGGCTTTGCAAGGTGTTGCGTTAGCAGATAATGGAGATTTAAATACTGCTTTTGGAACAGCAGTTTTACCTACAGCAAAAGCACACAGTGGCACGGCAAACGATTTAGATGTTACAGCAGAAAGTGGTGCAGTGACTATTGCAGGATCTCCTAGCACGGATGAGTACGTCTTTTTTCAAATTTCAAGAGACGTATCAGCAGATAGTTTAAATGCAGATGCCAAATTATTAGGAATTAAATTATTCTTTACTACTGACGCTGCTAACGACGCATAAGGAGAATAGAATATGTTTGGATACAGACTATTAGGATTAGGTGGTGGTAAAGCACCCAACCCACCTGTTACATTTGCTTACTTAAACATAGCTGGCGGTGGAAAAGGTGGAAGTCACGATTCAGGTGGTGCTGGGGGCGGAGGTTTTCGTACGTCTTTTCCAGGCGGAACTGGAATCACAGTTGATGCTGGTACTTATACAATTACAGTTGGAGCAGGAGGTTCTTCAAGCAGAGGTGGAGA